GTGTGCGTATTGATTTGATGCACATCGACGGGCGATTCAAAGACTTCGTGCCACGTCTCCCCCAGGTCGATCATGTGATGGTCCCGGCGCGTGTGCCCGACGCGGCCTCTGGCAAAGAGGCGTTCGCCCGACGGCGCTTCAGCCTGTACGGCGGCGCGCTCGTGCTTGTGGGATCCGAGTGCCCAACGGGTTTTCTCCGCGCCGAGAAGCTCGGTCGGATCGGTCTCCGGGCGGGGGACAAAGAAATACTCACCTTGGCGGATGATCACCGATCCTTGCAGATCGGCCCTGTGCATCTGGTAGTTGACCGTCCGGTCGGACCGGTACCAGTATTTTTTCACCGATGTCTTGCCCCCGGCTTCGCGGTGAGCCTCCGCCTCCTCTTCGGTGAGCTTATGTTTCCGGTATTCATCCGACGTGACGAGGGGCAGTCCATCGGGGAACGCCTCCGTGCCGCGTGTTGCTGCGGACACGGCGTCCGGGCGCAGATACTGAACGATCGCCCTGCGCGGGCCAACCTCTTCCGCGTGCATCACGATGAATGGGGGAAGGTCAACAGTGAACTGCCCGCCATTCCGTGCGGTGCGGTCCCGGCCTACGCCCACCGCGCCGTCGTGCCCGTCAACCGTGACGACATGCCAGCGGCCATACGCGCCGGAGCGGGGGTCCTCTTCGCTCATCACGCTGGTGATCCGGTATGCATTCGTGCCGGTGCGGCGTCCCCGAAAGACAGCGGTTCCGGATTCGGTGTGCGCCTCAATTCCAGAGAGGGGCAGCCGGTAATCCGCTCCGGGGGGCGCGGAGCAATAAGCGAATCCGCTTGCCCAACATTCGGTGTTGTCGATGATGAGCCCGGATTCGGTCCGGATCGCTTCGCGGGTGTTGTAATGCCAGAGGGTGCCCGCGCCGTCCTCGTGGTGGTGCCCCTCGAAATTGTCAGAGGAGTAGAGGACCCCCTCGTTGTGGGCCGGATATTTTCCCTCTGCCCACGCGCGGGCGACCTCGGATTGGGAGTCGAAGCACGCGCGGGACGTAGGTTCGTACCGCGGGTGCGGGACGGTTTTTTCTGTCTCAGGTGCAGCTTGGGTTTGGGTAGCCATAACGTCTGTTGCGCCTTTCGGCTTGGCTGTGAGAAAAAAGTAGGTAGGGTGATGAGGAAAATCCTCATCTGGGGCGGAGCCCCGGCGGGCCGCCCTGCTGACACAGAGGACCGATGAAGAACTGTCATCAGCGGACAGCCCACCGCGGCCCCGCTCAGGGTTTCTTCTCAGGATCACCCTTGGGGAACCGCGCGGGCGCTACTTTTCGTCGGCCATAAAGTCGCGTGCCACGTCTTGCCACCGGACCGCCCCGACGAATCGCTCAACGGCGGTTCGCATGAGGCCGGGCAGCGTGGCCCCGGAACGAGCGTCTTCGGTGCCGATCTTGTGGATAAACGAAAAGGTATCTTCAACTTTGTCCCGGATCTCATCAGCGAGCTGAAGGCGGACGGCGTCGGTCTCGGAGATCACCCCGTCTTCAAGCAATTCAGCCCGCGAATTCGGAAGGCTTTCGGGAAGGTTCTCTCGGGTCTCCTGTGCCCGCCGTGTCCAGATAGCGTGATGGCGGGGGTCGTTATCCAGATGCACCTGCACAAGGTGCGTGGCCCGGTCCGGGTCGACGGTGAGTCGCGTGTCGTCGGCCTGTTGATTTGGTTCGTATCCCATCGGTTTAGTGCCTTTCGGCGGTTGATTCAGTAAGAAAACGGAGGGACGAAACGTCCCCCAGACAGTCCGGAAGAATCCGGGCCGTCTGGGGGACCCTTCCGGGTCCCGTTGCGCAACCGGGCCTTACGGCCCACGGGCGTTAGAGAACCTCATCTAAGGATGCGGGGACGCCCACCTTTGCACCCTTAGCGAGCTGCGGGTGCTTGTCGGTGAGCGCCTTCGCGTTCATCGGCCCGGCAATCCGCTTCGTTTCGGTGGTTCCTTGCCAGCAGCTCCACGAGTGCAGGTGGACGAGATACTTTTCATCGCCCGCGGCACCCTCGGGAATCTCATCCTCGTGCAGCTCGAACAGCGTCTTATCGGTGCCGCTGTTCTGTTCGGACGAGGCACCCAGGGCGTGAAGCTCTTCGCCCTGGAATTCCACATCCCGGTACGTGCTCTTGGTTGGAAATCCGGTGCTACTGTCATAGTGCTGTTCTCCGATCTCTACGGTTTGGTTTTTCATCGGTCTAGGGGCCTTCCGGCCTGTTTTACCCTAAGAGAGTGAAAAGGGAGTTCGGGACAGAACGTCCCGCGGACGCCCCCGAAAGAGGGTGTTCCCTCGGAACCATTTTTTCGGGAGAGTCCGCGGGACCCTCTCGGGTCCCTGTCTGGAATTCGGCGCGGGGCGCTAGTACCACCGGAAGTTTCCGGGGCGGAGATCGTCCTCTGATTCGGTGGAAAGCGCGTCCGCGGCTCGAATGGCCTCTGCCCTGCCCCTAAGCCGGAGCGCGAAGCAATATGACTTCTCCTCCGGGTGGGGCCGCTCAACGGAGCCGTCCGGGGCGCACCGGATCACTTGATACAACCGCGGGTTATCGGGTTTTTTGCTGGACACGACGCCGTACGCGTAGCCATCCGGCCCGACCGTGGGCGTCTCGTGCAGGTGAGAGTTGAAAAACTGCATCGTGTCGTCGTCGAAATAGTGGCCGCCCTTCCGGCTATGCCTGCGGATCACTTCGCGCCATAGAACGGGGGACTCGAACGGCTCGTGTTGAGTGTCGGATTGCTCTTTGGTTTTGCTCATCGGTTCGGTGGTCTCTGTTGCAAAAAAAGTCGGTAGGGTGTCGGCGAAAAAATGCCGGTAGGGGTGCCCCCTGCGAAAAAACACAGGTAGGGGTGTCGGCTTCTCGAACCAGGACGGGGCAGAACCTCGAACCGCCGGTTGCCGACGGCCCGCGCCACGATCGGCGTGCGAACGCCTGCCCCTCGAACCTGCCGGTTCATCGCCCGAACGGTCCGCGCCGGACGCCCCACGGCTAACGCCTCAGTGCCAGCAAAGGGAGACCCTCAATAGGGAACCCCCTACCGACACTGCGGGACGCCCGAAACGGACCGTTCAGCGGGCATCTGCCCGGTGAAACAGATCCGCAGGCTCTACGGCCTTCGCTAGCGACGCCGTATCGATGTACGCGGAAACGGCATCCTCAAAGACGAACTGCTCTCTCCGTCGCTCTTTGCATTGCCAAAAAAGTTCCCGCCGCTCTTCCTGCGGGGTCGAGTCGAGGATGCGGTACAGCGTTTCTTCTGCGCCTGCCGGCCCCGGCGCGCCCGGCACGTCCACCCGCCGCGCACGGCCTAAAAAGTCCTCCGCCCGCTCGCCCGATACTGCACGGGTCTCTATCTCCGACCAAAAATCGTCAACGGCCCACGACCGGACCGCATCCCGGCGGAGCTCCGACCGCAGTTCCTGCCAGTCGGTCTCGTCAAGGAGCCCGGTCGAGTACCCCGTCTCCGCGCACAGCATACGAAGGTCACGGATCACGCCCGGATCGTCCACATCGCCGCGGACGACGACACCGTGAGAGTTGTACCCTCCGTGAGTCCCGTGCACCCCCTCTACATCAGAGTGCCGCTCTAAAAAGACGCGCTGGTTCGACCGCTCCACCGTGCCGTGGTGGTAGGAGCCCCACGACGCCCGGTCGGGCGAAAAAAACAGGTACCCCGGCTCGGTCTCCCGTGTCGGCACGTGGGAGAACCAGTAGTCGGTGATGTTGTCCGGGTCCACCAGATCGCCCATCGCTACAGACTCGCCCGGATTCGGGCGACGGTCTATATCGTAGCTGGACAGATCACTATCGGTGCGGCGCCGGATGCGGACGGCACGCCACCGCCCGCGGGGCGGGTCAAGGTCCCGCACGGTCTGCGATTCAGTTGTTGGTTGACTCATCGGTTTCAGTTGACTTGATTCATCAGTTTGGCGAACCGAACGCCCAAACGGCGTTCGCGCCGGGCGGTCGACGGTGCCAGCAAAAGGAACCCCTTGATGGCAACGCGGACCGCCCGAAACGAACGGCGCAAGGGTTACACGCGCATCAGGTTCGCCACGCGGTCCGGTTCCTCGTAACGGGTGCCGTGTTTCGCGCCCCAGGCCCGAAGGAGCTCTACGCCCATCACCGTGTACGGAAGTGGGACGCCCATCGCCCCATCAGCGTAGGAGTACACGAAGTGGGACGCCACGTGCGTATCACTCGGGGCGAGTTCCCGGACGGACTCGACAAAGCCCGCAGGCACTGCCGCGTCATACGCCCGTCGCCCGCCCGACCGCGGTTCGATCTGTAGGCGCTCCGCTAAGTACGCGTCAATGCTGAAACCGCCGTCGGGCGTGTCGTACGCCGTCGGCCCATCATCGCCGAACGGCGTGCGCCGCACCGACCGGATCCCCGCCGACACGCTCCGTTCATAACAGTCCCATAGGCTCTCCCCCGAGGCGCGCCCCTGGATCACACCCGGCACGTGACCGCTGTACTGACGTGCGTTCATCTCTGCCTCATGGGCTGCCCCCTCTATCGTCTCCGCGCCCGGATCCGTGCCCGGACGGGCGCGAAGCGCCGCGGTCCGCCCGTTGTGGAATCCAACTTCTACCACATGCGTAGCGGCGCCGCGCCCATTGTCGAACCCCTCCGTCCCATCAGCCCCGCGGCGCTCTGCAATGTGGAGCATCGCTTCACCTACGGCGCCCGCGAACATGGCCGGACTTCGGTGGATCGTCGCGTCGGTGACCGCATCAATGGCCTCCGCCGTGATCGCTGCTGCACGCCTGTGCTGCTGAATGTCTTCTTTGATCGCTTCCATTGGTCTCATCGCTTTGATTGTCGAAAAAAAACGAGAGTCCCCGAACGGCGAACCGTTCGCGCCGTCCGCCCCTCCCCGGAAAGGAATCCCTATCGGGGACGGGGCGGACGAAACGAACAGCCCGTCGCCTACGACCGTGCGCCCTCCACGGCGTCAAGCACAACGAGCACCGCATCGCGCCCACCGACCGCACGGGCAAGGGGCGTCCCGTCCGCCCGGTCGTACACGTCGTACATCTGCCCGGTCGGGGTGCGCGACACAGCGAACGCATGTGCCCGGTCAATCACGAGACGCCCGTCGTCCCGGCGCTCCGTGTCCGGCGGTAGGTCGCTTAGGGCCTCATCACAGAGGGTGCGGGCGCGGTCTACAGCCGACCGGATCTCATCCGGGTCAAAGTAGCCGGTCCGCGTTTCGACAACCGGAAACTCAATCTCTGGGGGATCAGTGCGGGCGTGGAGAAAAGAAGGCCCGTGCGCGCAGCCGAAGCCGAAGGCGAGACGGTAGCCGTCGATGTACCCGCTTTGGTGGATCTGTTCAATCCACGCCCATAAGTACAGCGTTCGGTTCGGCGGAACGCGGTCCCGGCGGAGCCTATCCGCTTCCGCTTCCTCTTCCTCCGTGAGCGGCACCGCCCACGGCCTGCCCCGGTCGAAAAAGTCGTCCGCTACGGGAATACGGAGGCCCTTCGCATCCTTGCGGGCGCGGTCGTCCGGGATCCCTTCCCCGATCTCATATAGGAGACTGCGGGCGGTAGCGCGACCCAAACGGTCCGAAGTGCGGTCGTCGGTGCTAGAATGGCTCATCGGTTCAGTGTTGGTTTGGTGAGAAAAAAAATCAGTAGGTGAGCAGACAAAAAGACGGTAGGCTTGCGAGGTACCCGCCGGAGCTCCTGCCCCGGCGGGCGTCAGCCCTACATGCGCACGACCGTCTCCACTACCCAACAGTCAACATGGCCGTCCCCTGCGTTCTGTAGCGTGCCGTGGACGGGGCTGTCTCCCTGCCCTACGTCTGCCCCTACAAGATCGCGTGCCTCTCTCCACGTCTGTGCGGGCGCGCAGAGGCCCGTTTGCCCACGGGCGATAACGTCCCCGCCCTCCACGAGCGTCACCACATGCAGGACCGGGTACCCGTCAGCGTGCGGGTCGTACTCCCCTTCGCCGTATCGCCCGTACGTGCGGACCGTGTCCGGCGCGTCCCCCGCGCCTGATTCAATGCTGTATGTCGTTTGGTTTTGAGATAACGTTTCCATCGGTTTGCGGTCATCGGTTGGAAGAATAACGTGCTATATCCCACGGGATTCGGGGGGAATGCGTTCCGATCCCCATGTGAAGAATATCCGGGCGGGCCAACGCGGCACCAAAATTTCACTCGCGCCCAATCCTATCTGTGTTACGATTCTCTGTAGTATCGACACGCCATCACGTGAATTATGCCACTTTGTCACCAAACGTAACGCATTCACGTAGAAAAAAAAATGGAACCGGGGGCTGTCTAATATATTGGACGGTCCGAACCGGGACGCTGCACCAACGGGCGTGATCCCAGATTCTGAGACCCACGTTGGAACACCGTGAGATTTGCCACTTAAAACGGACGTGACTACGCTGCTCATTCCTCGGTGCTTCCTGAGCGTAGGGAGACACCGGACGGGCGGCCACTGGCATTCGACTCATCCACTGAAAGCACATACAGCCCTATGAAATCAGCAAAAGAGAGGCTTCACGACGAGTATTTTGACGGGATTCCGGCGCCACAGCCGGGGCAGGACGTGCCGGATTATTCGCACGGCTTAAAGGCGCTTGCGGAGGCGATTGACGATGTGAGGCGGGGTCTGGAGGATCAGATCACGGCGCTGGTCGAGGAGATGAAAAAGACGCCGGTCATCTCGGAGGTAAACGAGGAGCTTGCGGGCCTGGAGAAGCGCATCAACGAGGTGCAAAACCTCGCTGATCAGTTTGACGGGGAGAGCCGAGTTGCGGAGCGGCTAGATGAGGTTGAAAAGCGATTGGCGGGCTTAGAGGACGGGGATGTGGGGCCGGTCGGGGCGGAGCTTGGGCGTTTGTCGGAGGCGCAGGGGGGGCTAACCAGCCTGGTGCAGGAGCTGGAGTCGCGGCTTGAGGATGTAGAGGAGGGGATGGACGTGCAGGATGAGGGCCAGGCCGACATGATCGGGATGATCAAGCGTCTTGAGCGGAGGGTTGCCGACCTTGAGGAGGCTCAAAGCGAAGCTGGTCACGGGGAGGCTCAGAGCGAGGACGCTGATAGGGAGCAGGATCAGAACGGGCGGGCTCGGGCCGGTGAGGAGAGCGCCTCTGAGCCTTGCTGGCACGACCGTCCTCCGGAGTCGGGCGTGTACATTCGGGCGTATGAGCGTGGGAAGCCGGAAGTGGCCCGCATTGTGGCCCCGGCTGCCCTCGACATTCCGGAGTCGGAGACGTTTTACGGCCCGATTCCGGAGAAGGAGGGGACGGGCCTCGAAACATACGTGTAGTTTCCCACGTGAAAGCGTGTCCGTCCGCAGGATCTTTCACCAGTGATCGATGGCGCAGATGAGTAGCCCGATAGATGGCCTGCCTGATCGGTACATGGACTACCTCCCGCCGGAGTCGGAGGTCCCGGAGGGCGCGTCGGGGGAGGAGGCCGACGCGTACCGTGCGGTGAGGGCGATCATTCGCTGGGCGCAGGAGAACACCTCTGAGTCAGATGAGGTGATCGCCCGGAAGGTGATCAAGGCCGTAAGGATGGGCGAGCTTGCATCGAATATGGAATTCCCTGAATCCGTCGGGTTTTTTCCGAACTAACGGTGATCGGTTTTATGAGCGAGTCAGGAGCAGAGCCAGAGCCGGATTGGATGGAGGTCAAGCCCGAGCGGCTCTCAGTGTCAGGCCGGTCGCTTGTCGACGAGGAGGAGGTCGTCGTGGCCGAGGTGAACGGGCTGGCCTATCCGGAGGGCGTCCTCACAGAGATCGCGTGGCGGTACAACAAGTATCCGGGCCTAAAGAGCGCCCGGGGTGATCTCCGAGAGGCGATCTCTGATGCCTGCTTTGCGCTTAATCACGGCAATACTGATCGTGCGAAAGGGTGCCTGCTATTCGCTCTCGGCGAACGAAAACGGCCATCTGATGAGCAGCGGTTGCGGGAGGCGGTAACCACATGTCGCTCCCACGACCGCATCTCCGGCACCGGCATCCTGCGGAGGGCAGCCGAGCAGGTGGATTCTCAGGCCCTGGCCCGAGACCTGATGTCGATGGCGGCGGATATCGATGCTGCCTTAGGCGGAGCCGGTCCGGGCGAGGAGGCTGGCGAGTGACTTCATCATCCCGGAAAAATATACCACACACCCATGTCAGAACTATCCGACAAAGGCGACCTGACCGGCCTGGCCGAAGACCTTGAGGCGGTGTTCGAGGAGCACGGGTTTTCGGACGTGTCCCTCGGGGTCGCGTTCACCTTGCCCGAGAATCGGCACCTATGCCACTGGGTGACCAACGTGCCGCGGGAACAGGGCATTCGGATCTTCGCGGGTGCCGCCCGTGAGATGCAGGCCGAGGTGAACTGAGCCTCTCAGGGACTTCAAAGAGCGACAGCTAGAGCACCCACTCAGAGTATCTACTTACGAATAGCACCCTTCACTGTCCACTCATAAGGCGCAACAGACGCTATGAGCAGGCAAAAGAAGCTCCCGAAAGTTCTCTCCAATGAGGAGACGGACTCTCTCTTTCAGCAACCGAACCGGCGCTACTTTAGCCCGCACCGCGACTATTTGATGATGCGGGTCATGCTGATGGCCGGGCTTCGGGCCGAGGAGGTGACGACGCTGCGGCCTGAGCACGTAGACCTTCAGACCGGCAAGACGAATGTCGTGGAGGGCAAAGGCGCGAAGGACCGCAACGTGTGGCTCTCGGGCGATGTCGTCTCGGAGCTGCGCGAGTGGGCCACCCGGCGGGTGAACGCAGTCGGGGAGTGCTCCCTCCTCTTCCCGACGCAGAACGGGACGGCGGTCGCGACCTCTCATCTGCGGCGCTCGGTGACCCGCTACGCCAGCGATGCCGAGATCCGCGGGGCCGCCCGCGTGAGCCCGCACACGCTCAGGCACACCTTCGCCACGCGCCTCTACAAACAGACCGGCGACATCCGGTTAACCCAGAAGGCGCTCGGACACTCCGATGTGTCGACGACGATGATGTACACCCACATCGTCGACGACGACCTGTCGAGCGCGATGCGTAGCCTTTAGTCAAACAATATCTGAGCGGAGTGGGGGGACTGGATCATGGAGGATTCGGAGGGTCGCCACTACCCCATCGCGCACGAGGAGCTCCGCAAAACGTACGAGCCGGTGGAGGACACCTAACGGAGTGGACACCTAGCGGAGAGGCACGTAGCGAGTCACCTGCTCCTCTCATCAACCGACAGGTTCACCAACCGACAGACCTTCATGCCTACAAAAGAGGACGCAGCGCGCTTTAGCGGTGAGGTATCTGAGAAGCTGAAATGCCTCTCTGTGGACATCTCCGTGATACCCCCCTCCAGTGAATTTCAGGGGACGCGCCAGGGGTACTGGACCGCCTGGTCCTCGCGCTTCGAGCCCCGCCCGGAGGTGGACTTTGCGGTGTGGCCCTGCCGAAAAGAAAAGCGCTACCACCTCGGCGTCCGCCTCTTAGGGGTAAGGGGGGAGTCGTGGCCGGAAGGGCTCTCCGGCCACGACCGCCAGATGGGGTCTCTCCACACGAGGCCCGACACGGCGGCCCACCGCCTGATGGGGCTCCTGACTGCTCAGGCCCTCGCGCTGGAGACAGGCACGGACACGTCTGCGAGGGACACCTCCACCGATGGAGGCGCAGATGCCGTCTCGCATGACTGGATCGGGTAAGACCTGATGGAGACTGCTATCCTCCCCTCACTCTCAGTATCCTTTGATGACGCAAAAGCGGCTCTTCAACGAAGGCGAAACGGTAAAGCGTGAGGGTCGGGCCTCTTACCTGAAAGAGGTTGCCCGCACCAGCGCGGAGAGCTACTGGAGCCACTCCCTCAGCGGCTTCGATCGGCACCGGATTCAGGTGCAGGGGGAGGATGTGGGGTTTCTGCACAGAGCTGAGTGCGAGCGGTGTGGGGCTGAAGTGTACGTGCGTCCTCGAAAATCGGCCCTGCCCTATATCGAAGGACCTGCCGTCTCAAGAGAGTGCGACTCGCCCCCTGACTGATGATGAGTTTCGGTTCAAAACCCTGATTTCAATAACCGGCCCCCCGATGAAACAGAAAGTTGCCCTCGCCCGCGCAAAGCAGGCCCTCTCTCCCGAGATCGAAGATTACTGCCCGACCGAGCTTCCCGCCCACCTGGATCCGTCCGACAACCCGTCCGAGGTGATTGGCTGGCTTGTCGGTCAGGCGTATGTCGGCTACCTCATGGACGACGGCCTCACCGAGGAGAAGGCGAAGGATGTTGTCACCCAGCTCGCAAGCAGTGATACGCTTAGCCTCGGCGTGATCGCGCCCGATGAACCGACAGGTCTGTAGCGCACTGAGTAACCTTAGAGTGAGAACTCTCTGTGAGCATCTTCGAGACGCCTCAAGACGAGACCCCGCCTCGCATCATCGACGGGCGCGACTACTTCGACGAGACGGACGGGGCCAAAGAGCGGGCCGCCTGGTGCCACTGCCCCTTTTGCCTGCGTCCGTTTGACATCACGCGGTGGCAGTACAAGGGGATCGTGCCGATCTACTGCCGGTGGACGCAGTGCGACTATGAGTTTCAGGGGGACCTGCGGGAGCGAGACACCGAAGCCCGAGACAAACCAGTCGAAGGGGTTTCCCCTACGTGGCATGATGTAGATGAGGAGCCGTAGGGGAACCACCGACCTGAAACAAGCGTGAGATACCTCACGTATTATGAGACAGGTGTTCCTCGCGCTTCTGCTCTTTGCCAGAACCGCTGCTCCTCATGTCGCTTGAGAAGCTGAAAGAGAAAGTGCTTACCGTCACGAAGGCCGCGGAGGAGAAGGATTGCAACCGGGCGGCGATTTACCGGGCCTTGGGGTCGGGAAAGCTGACCCGGTTTCAACTCGCGGAGGGGCGGACCCTGGTCCTTCGGGATAAGCGCTATGAGGAATGGGAACCCAATCTGGTCGGCTTTCGGATGAAGACACTGGCGGAGGTTCGGGCGGACAAAAGCGACTCCACAGAGAACGGTTCAACAGAGGATGGTCCAACAGAAGACGATTCAGCAGAAGACGGTTGAATGCCCCACTGATTTCACCGCTCGCTTGCGCAACAGACCAAGTGGAGATGCGATTTCTACAGACTGAATATGAGAAGCAGGCCGCTCGTGCCCTGGAGGATTCCCTCGCCGAGCACGAGCCGCAGCATGTCTTTCTGCTTTTCAGCGGGGGACACGACTCGCTCGTGTCGACTCACCTCTCGAACCTCTTTCTTCGGTCGAAGGGGATGGACCCGACGGTTCTGCACATTGACACGACGATCGGCGTCCCCGAAAACGAGCAGTTCGTGACGCAGGCGGCCCGCGACCTGAAGTGGGCCTTGCGGATCATCCGCAACGAGGAGCACGACGGCAAGTCCTACACCGAGTGGGTTCTCGAAGAGGGCTTCCCGACCCCGTCGGATCACGTGTTCGTCTATGCCCACCTGAAGCGGGAGGCCATCCGCCAGGTTGTGCGCGAGGAGAAAGAGGAGTGGTCAGATCGGGTCCTATTCGTCACCGGCGTCTACGCGGGGGAGTCCGGTCGCAGGGCCGGGTTCCATGAACCTGAGAAGCGGGTCGGCGCTCAGGTGTGGCTCAACCCCTGCTTCGAGTGGTCCGAGTCTCAGATGGCCGGGTATCGCCACCGCCACTACCTGCCGACAAATGAGCTCGCTGCCGAGTATGGGACCTCGCCTGAATGTCTCTGCGGCGCGTTTGCGCACCCCGGCGACCTGGAGGCGGTCGAGCACCTCTGCCCGGCCCTGGCCGCAAAGATCCGCAAGCTCGACGAGATGACGACGGAGGCGGGGTATCCCTGGAGCTGGGACCACGACGAGATCCCTGAGCGCTGGAAACAGGAAAAAGAAGGTCAGACATCCCTTTTCGAGCCTCTTTGCACAGACTGTGGCTGAATGCCACCCACTGATATGTCCACCCGCTGCACGCGCTGCAATCGGCCCCTTACCAACCCCGAATCCGTCGCCCGAGGCATGGGTCCGGTGTGCGCCCGGAAGTCCGGCTTCACCGGCCAGAAGACCTCTCGGGGGATGGATGAGTTCCACGACGCCCGCGTGGAGACGGACATCACCCTCTCTGACGGACTCGTCCTTGAGCGCGAGCCCCGCTCGGGCGAGATGGACCTGGTGAAGACGAACGTGCCTCACCTGGTCGTCCACCACAGCCCGAGCGGCTTCGAGTGGGGCTACTCCGGCTCCGGGCCTGCCGACCTGGCCCTCAACATCGTTCACTTCTTTACCGAGCAGATGGACCTGAGCGAGCCTGATCCCTCGCGCCCTGCGTTTGAGTGCTATGAGGGGGAGGTTTCCCCGCTGGCCTGGGACCTGCACCAGGCGTTCAAAGAAGATGTGATCGCTCAGGTCGATGAGGAGGGGGCTCGCGTCGGCGCGTGGAAGATCCGAAAGTGGATTGACCAGGCTGCTCAGGGCGATCTTGGCATCGTAGGAGACCTGACACAGACCCCACAAGCTAACACAGACCCTACAAGCTAAATGAGTACGCTTCAGGATGCGCTCCAAAAAGGCGAAACGGCCCTCCGCGACGCCATCCGCGAATACGAACCGAACCAGGTATTTGCGGCCTTTAGCGGTGGGACCGACTCGCTGGTGGCGGCCCACGCCCTTCACGAAATGCGTTTGGGCTGCGCCGGAGCGCCGGTGAAGGCGCTCCACATCAACACCGGCATCGGGATGAAGCGCACCAGAGAGTATGTGCGCAGCATCTGCGACCGGATGGATTGGGACCTCGTCGAGGAGAAGGCCACCTCGAACGGCCATCGCTACGAGGACCTGGTGCGCGGGGAGCAAAAGGGCGTGCCGGGCGGCTTCCCGGGGCCGCCCCTGCACCCGCTCTACTACCGCTACCTCAAAGAGCGTCAGATCGAGCAAGTCCACCGCGATTACAAGGGAGAGCGGGGCGGAAAGATCATGCTCGTCACCGGCATCCGTGCCGACGAGAGCCGCGTGCGGGCCGGATACGAAAACGGGTGGGTCTCCCACCACAACGGCGTCGTCTGGGTCAACATGATCTACGACGTGACCGCTAGCCAAAAGCAAACCTACATCGACATGTTTGACCTGGAGACCAACCCCGTCTCCGATGTGTTCGGGATGAGCGGGGAATGCCTCTGCGGGTGCTTCGACGAGAACGGCGGGCGGCTCACCGAACTGAAAGCCTGCTGCTCCCGTTTCGGGGAGATGGAGACCTACAGGCGCATCAAGGGCCTCCAGGAGGAGGTGTCCGGGCGCTACCCGTGGGCCTGGGACGAGCGGAAGCCCGAGTGGGCCGAGCGGGCGGAGGAAGGACAGCTCGCCCTCCAGGGCCTTCCCGGCGCAGAGGAAAACAACCGCCTCGCTCGCATGTGCGTCGGGTGCGGGAAGTCCGGTGGAGGTGAGCCGTAAATCAGCGCGTCAAAAAACCAGATCAGAACCCCGATGGGTGACGGTAGTGACATAGAGACCATTGTCAAGTACGTCGACCCGGAGACCGGTGAGGAGGTGCCGAAAGACAAGGTCTCTGAAAAGGTGCGCCGCCTGGCCCCGGACTACCGGAAGGACGCGGTGCCGGACCTCGGCCCCGACGACGAGTTCGACTGCGATGAGCTTGCGGAGAAGTATGGCATCTGTGGGGCGAGGCTGAAGGACGGAAGTCCCTGCATGGAAAGAGCCGGAGCGAAAACGGATCACCTCGGTTTCGGGCGGTGTTATCGTCACGACAGTGAACCCGCGCTGACCCACGGGCGCTACTCGAAGCTCCGCGGCAAAATTAAGGACCGATACCACCGCCACAAGAAGGGCAAAAACCCGCTCGACATCACCGACGAGATTGCCGCGATGCGGGCGCTCTTTGAGACCTTCATCTCCGACTGGCGCCAGATCCGCGACGACCTGCGCGCCTGGAACGAGGCGGAGCGGGAGAGCGGCGGCAGCGCTAGCGTGAGCCGCCCCCGGCGTCTGCCCGCCCTCCGGGACGGGTTCGAGATGCTTCAGGGCCTCTCGAAGGTGGCCCAGCGCCAACAGCAGATCGATATGGAGGATGCGGTCTCACGGCGCGAACTCAGAAGAGTGCTCCAGGAGTTTGCCCGGGTCGTTGAGCAGGAGATCCCGCGGGACATCCCCGAGGATTTAGATGGGAACGAGCTCATCCGCCGCATCAAGGATGGCTGGAACAAGATCCACATCTACTGAACCGACAGGGGCCGACCCGTGAGTGAGCAGTGGCAATATCACATCACGACCGCCGACGAGAAGCGCGCCCTGACGGAAGCGAAGCGCCGGTGCGACCACAAGACGCGCCAAGGAGTGCCCTCGAACAAGGTCGACACCGAAGCAACCGAGCTTGCGGTCCACGTTCAGGGCGTATACGGGGAGATCGCCTTTGCGAACCTGTTCGATGTGGGCCTCGACACGAAGGCGCGCATCGAAGGGGACGGCGGGGTTGATTTCCAGTTTACCTCCGGCCTCACCATCGACGTGAAGACCCGGTCGGAGCCGGGCCGCGACCTGGCCCTCTTCTCCCCGACCCTCCCGGGCCGCTCGGCGCACGTGTTCGTGCTCTGCTGGCGCATCACGCGCCGCTGCTACCAGCTCGCCGGGTGGACGACGCCGGTCGGCTTCCTCTTCGAGGGCGGCGTTGAGACGTTCCCGCGGAAGGGAAACCGCCTCCTGGTGGAGCCGCAGGACCTGATGCCCCTCTCAGCCTTGAAACAACTCCGGACCGAGTGGCATTCCTCACTTGATTGATAACCCCACTGAAACACCAGACTTTTGACATGGCCGACCGACCCGACATCGACGTTTCTCCCGGCACGAAAGTTGAGAAGGGCGGGCGCGTCTGGATCTACTGCCGGAAGAATTTCCCGTCCGGCGACCTTCCGGTTCAGCACATGGCCGTCTCAACGGTAGACGGCTCCGTGCTGATCGTGTATCCGTCCATGCACGGGTCGGTCTCGGCGGCCCTCCAGGAAAATGGATTCTACCTTGAGGCCCAAGACATCAACGCGTAGCCGATGGACCTTGACGAATTCAATTCTAAGTTCGGCGCGAGCGAAGAGGAGGTTCATAAGCAACTGGTTGAGTACCTCGACCACACCTTAGAGGAGGCCGCCCTCCTCTTCCATCCGGCCAACGGGGGGCTGATGCCGATGGGCACCGCCGGAAAGCTGAAGGGTATGGGATTAAGACAGGGCGTGCCGGACTTGCTGCTCGGATTGCCGAGGGCGGAGAAAAACGGCCTCTTTATTGAGCTGAAGACGAAGAAGGGTCGCCTTCGGGGCAAGCAGGTGTGGTGGCTCTATCACCTGCGACAGCAGGGCTACGGGGCCGTCTGCTGCCGCGGCTTTGAGGATGCCGTCGAGCGGATCACCGCCTATGTCCAGGGAGACTACCAGCAGCACCCACTGCCCACGAAGCGAATCGAAGAGCCTGACCACATCTAACATTGCTCACATCCAATGGATAAGCAAAGCAACGGCCACCCGAAGCCGCCGACCGACCAGTATCCCCCGGACCCCCCGGAGGTGTGTCGCTACTGCCGAAACCCGGTCGGGCTTGTGAGCCTCGATGAGGTATTTCCGGAGGGCGTGGACGGAAAGATGTACATCTGTGACGGGTGTGGGGCTCAGGTCCGGGCCAACCCGGAGACCGGCGATCCTATCGGCTACCTGGCCGACGCGGAGCTTATGCGCTGGCGGCGCGCTGCCCGTGAGGCGATGGCCCCGATCTGCCGAGGGCCGCGCCGGTCTCGGAGTGGGCTGATTCAGGCCGCCATCGAGGTCCCGGTCGAGCGGGCGCGCGTGGCGATGCTCTCGATCGGAGAGATCAAGAACCTCATCGTCTGGCTGATGCGAGAAGGTCCCCAGCTCCAATGATGCTCTGCAATGATGCCTGATTCCACTGATCTGGAAGCTGTGGAAGTCTTCCCTGTCTACTCCACCGCTGCTAACCGGAACCAGGGCTTCGGGGCTGGAAATGCCGTGCACCTCGGGACTTTCGGTCGCTGGACCCTCTGCGGAACGCATAAGATCCATTCACACCTTCCCTTCGACTCTGGCTTTCCAATCAGCGACCTTCAGGAGCTTATTAGCACTGACCCGGACGAGGTGCTTTGTAAGAGGTGCAGGGCCATCGCTCGCTCTTCGCTTCGCTGATTCACTCATCAATTAGCTAATCTGATCAAATGTCTCAGAATACTGAAGACGGTGGGCCGACTGAAGACGGGCAGCCGTCCGACCCTCTGCCCCCGCAGCATTTTGAGGGGGCCATTCGGGTGCTCCGGGGCAAGCGTGATGATGCCCTCCATGATGCTGCGAAGACGCATGAGATGGGTGGTGGGTACAGAGCGGTGCAGCGATGCAGGGAAGAAGCCCGCGGTTACCACAGGGCGATCAACGCCCTGCGGGAGAGCCGAGGGGACGGGCGCGTTAAGATGCCCTCTGTTAAAGATGTGACCGGATACCGGTTCGGGGCAGCAGGGAGGAAGCCGCAGAGGTATCCAGGCTCGCCGCATCGCTGAATGATGAAGAACTGAATCCCTAAGACAACGCCCTGGGGATCCTGCCTCCAGGGCTTTCTATTTTGCGTGACCACCTGTAGCTTCATTCTAGTAGCTTCACTCCAGTAGCTTCACTCCAGCGCTGTCTCTCTCAAAAAGCAACGGGCGCCATGCTCAACCAGCCGAAAGACAAATACTACACGGAAGTCAGCTACTCGCAGTCCTCCCAGAAGACGACGCTAAAGTGGGAGGAGCGGATCAGTGGCCCTGAACGGGAGGAGCACAAGGTCAAGACGCCCGCCCTTCCGCATCCAGACATGCACGAGGTGCTTCAGGCGCTTACGCCCTGGTTCTGCGATGTGCTGGAGTTTCCCGAGGACTGGCATGAGGAGTGGACCGTGATCGGCGTGAAGCTAACGTACGACGGGGGCGTCCCGGAGATGGCCGTGACCGGGAAGCGGGAGATCCACACCGGCGACACCGTCTCTCAGACAACCCCCTACGTGCCGCCCAGCGGCGACACCCCGGCGATCCTGGAGGCCCTCTTTGAGAAGGCCGAGGAGCACCTGTATGGGAAGCGCGCCCAGGGAGAGC